TTGAGTTGGTGGACCGGGATAGGTATGAAGCGCTAAGCCTGCACCTTCAGGCCAAAGCCCAAATACGAATGATGGATGAAATAGAAGCAATCGAGCGCGAAATAACAAAGCAGCGTGATTTATTCACCGCTGAGGTGCTTTGTTTCCAAAGCTACAGAGATAGCCGGGTTTTGGTGCGTTGGAATAATTAAAAAAAGGGGGTTACATTGAAAATAAGACTTATTATTGCAATATTCGCAACTGCCGCACTATCCGCGCATGCAGAAGACGGGTGGATATACGTCACGTCAAACGATGAAATACAAACAGAGTTCCAGTCGGGTTCTTTTGTTGTCCAAAATAATCGCGGCGGGAAAGAGATAGCCGTAGCTACCGTAAGAACAATTATAAAAAAGACTTCGTATGCAGACTTGGGAAAGACTTATGTATCAACGGCAGACTGCAATAATAAGCAAGGGAAGATCATTAGAGTTGGAGTTGATAACGAATACAAATATGAGAATGATTTTATTTTTAACGGAGGAACAATGGCATCAATAATGGCAGAGTTTCTATGTCAGGCATATTATTACCAGTTAAAGCAAATTTCAGACAAAGGACTATAGAGACAACCACCTGCAACTAACCAGGCAGGCTAGAGGCGTTCCGTTCTCTTGCAATCGAATGCAAATAACCACCTGCAACTAACGTCGGAGTTTCGAAATTAACCAACTAACCACAATCGCCGTGACCGCCGTCACCAGCGTTATAGTCAAGGAAGTTTGCATTTGGCTTTGGGATACCACCAAGAAATTTGCCACCGCGGAAACAGTGAGGGCAAAAATCAAAGTTATGTTCAGCAAGGAAAACTTGCAGGTTGCATTCCATTTATTGATCATTTCCTTTTATTCCTACTTGCTGATTTACACGGGCTGGACAGATGGATCATTAAGCGGAAAGGATGTATTACTCATAATTGGAGAATCATTGGCGCTTCTGTTAATTGTTATTAGCATTATCATTAAGCTTGCCAAGATGCACATTAATACACGCAAACGCGAATAACCGCCCCACGCGGATCGTGGGATTTTCAGGGAGTAAACCAATGAGCGATAAAATTAACTGGCTTGATGCCGAGTTCACCATCGGCGATCTAAATACAAAATGGAAAGACATTCCAGGCATTTATATTTTTTGCAGCATCAACGCGCAGAATCAATGGACGCCAATCTACGTGGGGCAGGCGTCCTCACTGCATGATCGCATCAGCTCTCACGATAGGTTGGATGAGGCGCGCAGGCTTGGATGCAAGAGTATTCACGCGAAAGTGGTGGAGAATCAGGCGCAACGGGATCTTCTTGAGAAGCGCCTGATTCAGGCATTCCAACCACCTCTGAACACCCAATTGAAGTAGCTTCTCCAATTGCCTCGGACTGAATTTTAGGCTGAGGATCGCCTTCGTTACAGCTGACGCAGGAACCTGTGCCTGGCGAATTTAAGCTTGCCGCCCAGTCGTGCAACTTTTGCTTGAGTGCGTAGCCCATCAGCGGCCAGATTTTCTGTTTGGCGTTTTCGAATGCTATCTTGCGACCGATCTCGGGGTCGAAGTTTTCAGGACTGGCGCAAGCAGATTCTCCGGTGACGGTGAAGCCGTTGTTCAGGACGATGACGCAGAAGGTCAACAGGTTCAGAGCAGGGTCCAGCGGAGCAAAGTCGCGTTTTGGCTCATTGCCGGCCACCACGTCACGGAAGGCATGGCGCGCGCCCTGGTCAGCGGTGAAGAAGTAAACGCCTTTGATGTTGGCGTTTAAATCAGCAGGCGTCACTCTGGGCGCGGTCAGGCCTTTGGCCTGGATTTCTTGTTCAATCTGATCTTCCATTTTTCACCTTTCGTGCCCGCTGCTCGCGGGCTTTTTTTCGCCCTCAAACCGGGCAGGTGAAAATATTTTACCAAAATTACTAGCACAACTGTTGACAATGACAAACAGCGGGGCTAGTATTCATCCCATCGTATCCAACAACGAAGGGAGTGCAAATGTTCTACACCGCGAGTCCAACCGCTGACGCAGAGCGCCATGAGGACGCTTTGGAGGCAGCAGAGGGGCATGCTAGTGCCGCTCTTAAAGAGCTGACTTCTAACCCATGCTGGCAACTCCTGGCAGACGGCCTGGACTACGGCAACGGCCCCAAAACCCGCGAAGTGCTCGACCTGCTCATTGATGCAGCTCAGGGCAGGGATGTGTGCGCCCGCGCCAAAACGCTGATGGGCCGCATTCTGGAAAAGTGGCTCGATCAAAACCCGGAATACATGGAAGAGGTGCGCCATGCGTGACACCTTCTGGACTCCGGTAAAGGTGGCTTTCTGCGTCACCTACTTCGCCGCGCTGTGCATTTTCATGGCCATCGTAGGGGGTGTGCTGTGACCTTCCTGCGCCTTTATTCCCTGTACCGAGGCCTTGGCTTCAACGTCCTGCGCTCGATCGCACGGGCCCGCTACATGTCCCGTTTTTCTAAGTGAGGTATCCCAAAATGAACATTGAACTGATTGAACCGGCGCAGGAAACCACTGCGCTTACCGTGCAGCACCGCGCCGCGCTGGCGCTCAACAGCACCAAGACCGAAGCCGACTTGAAGGCTATGGCCACCAAGCACACAAGCATCGTGCTGGTGATCGACAAAGCAGGCCGTGCCCAAGCCCACGGAGCCGCAATGGAGCTGCGCACTGCGCGCACCGACATTGAAAAGGTGTCCAAGGCATCACGCGACGACGCCACCAAGTTCTCGAAGGCCGTGATCCAGGAAGAGAACCGCCTGATCGCCATCATTGAGCCGGAAGAAAAACGCCTGATCGGCCTGCGCGACTCGTGGGATGCTGAGCAGGAGCGCATTGCCAAGGAAAAAGAGGCTCTGGAACGGGCCCGCGTCCTGGCCATTACCGAGCGCATCACCGCCATTCGAGGCTATACCGGACTGGCAGCGCAGTGCCGCACCGCCGCGCGCATCAATGAGCTGCTGGACAAGCTGGCGCGCGTCAGCCTGGACGACTTTGCAGAGTTCGCGGACGAAGCGGTGTCGGTGCACGCCAGCGCAATGAAGCAGGTGGAGGCGCTCCTGGTTGCCAAGCACCAGGAAGAGCAGGAAGCGGCCCGCGTGAAGGCTGAACAGGAGGCGGAGTCCAAGCGCCTGGCCGAAGAGCGCGCCGCATTGGAGAAGGAAAAGGCCGAGCTAGCAGCGCAGCGGGCTGCTGTTGATGCTGCGAAAAGGGCTGAATTCTTTGCGTCCCAAAAACACCCTGACGGATCGCCAATGTATAGCTCCACCACATTCAAGGACAACGGGGACCCTATTCAACTGACTCCGGACGGAAAGCGAAGTGTTTTCTGCGATCTGCTTGACGGTCCGGACGGTGAAAGCCCATACACCGCCGACGACTTCGACGCACAGGTGCAGCAGTTCGCACAGGCCGTGGCGCCCGCTGCATCCAACCCGCTGCCGGCTGCAAAGCCCGCAAGCATCGCCGCGCCAGCGCCAAAGGCCATCCGCCCTACCGACATGCAAATCGTCGAGGCGCTGTCCCTGCACTTCCGCGTGCACGAATCCAAGGTCCTGGAGTGGCTGCTGGCCATGGATCTGAACGAAGTCACCGAAGCCATCAGCGCCGAATTCATGTAACCACTTTCCAACCACAGAACCGCCATGAACACCACTACTCACCTCGAATCGAATGCTTTGCAGGTCGCAGGCAATACCGCGATGACCGAATCCAGCCGCATGCAGGCCAGCTCAATGATGCTGGATTCAACAACTATGGAAATGGCGATGCGCGTAGCCGACCTTATGGCCTCAGGCAAGAGCACCGTTCCTGTGCACCTGCAGAAAAATCCGTCCGATTGCCTGGCCGTCGTTATGCAATCAATGCAGTGGGGTATGAACCCCTTCGCTGTGGCGCAGAAAACGCACCTGGTCAATGGAACGCTGGGATATGAGGCCCAGCTCGTCAATGCAGTGGTGCAGCAGTCCAACTCCATCCAGGGACGCTTCCACTACGAATACAAGGGTGACAGCCCGAGCCTGCAGTGCCGAGTCGGCGCGGTTATTCGCGGTGAAACTGAGATCACCTGGGGAAATTGGCTCAGCGAGGCCAAAGTGACCACCAAGAATTCACCGCTGTGGAAGGTTAACCCATCGCAGCAGCTGGGATACCTGCAGGTCAAGAACTGGGCACGCCTGTTCTGCCCTGGCGCGATTCTGGGCGTCTACACCCCGGAAGAGTTGGTCGACGTTCCAAAGACCCGCTACATGGGCGCCGCGGATGAAGTGGTCGAGACTATTGACGTTCGCCCCTACCTGCTGGGCGCACGCGAAACGACCACCGACCAGGCCGCCGCAGCTTACTGGAAGGAGCACAACGGCAAGTTTTCCAAGCAGCCTGACGATCACCAGTCGTTCAAAGATGCGGTCATTGCGCACCGCAAGGCACTAAAGGCCAAGACCGTGGTGGACCAAGACACCGGTGAAATAAAGGGCGCTCAGAATGCGCAGCCCCCTGTATCCAAGACCTTTGACGAGGTGATGGCTGGGCTGTGCTCCGCCAAAGACATTGATGCGCTGTATATCTGGGGTGAATGGATTGAAACCGTCGATGACGGAAGGGATGTGCTGGCCGCGAAGTTCGACGAGATGAAGGTCAAGCTCGAAGGCGGTGCAGCATGAAGTTCATCGAATGCGATCAAGGCACGCCAGAGTGGTTGGACGCCCGCGCCGGCGCTATCACCGCCAGCACTTTTGCGGATGCAATCAGCCTTCTCAAGCGCAACAGCGGAGAGAAAAAAGTAGGCGATCCGACAGATGCGTCCGACCGCCTTGCGAGTGACATTGCAATCGAGCGCATCAGCGGCAAGCCCTATGGAGAGCCACCCAAGACCTGGCTGCTGCAGCGTGGTCACGACATGGAAACGGTTGCGCGCCGTCGCTGGGAATCGCGCACTGGCCTGCTGGCTGAAGAGGCTGGCGTGTGCAAGACCGATGACGACTGGTTTGGCTATTCCACTGACGGTCTGGTTGACGATGACGGCCTGATCGAAATTAAGTGCCCCATCGACACCAACAAGATCGCAACGATGTTCAAAACCGGGGACGTGTCTGAGTACATCCATCAGATGCAGGGCGGACTGTGGATCACCGGGCGCCAGTGGTGCGATTTCATCATGTATGTGCCCGATCTGGAGCAGGTTGGCAACGACCTGTACGTGAAACGAATCCACCGCGATGACGACTTCATTGACGAAATGGTGCGGCAGCTGCTGCGCTTCCGATCCAACGTGATGCTGCGCGAATCCATGTTCCGCCTGCCCTTTTCTTCCAACGCTGATCTGTACAAGGTCGCCGCCTGAATTCAATTTTTACTCCGAAAGCACCCAATGAATCTCGCCATTTTTTACGACACAGAAACGACAGGATTGCCCCTGTTCAATGAGCCCAGCGAACACCCGGCCCAGCCGCACATCGTGCAGATCGCGGCCTGCCTGGCGGACATGGACACCCGCAACACCATCGCCAGCATGGACGTGATCGTGCAGCCCGACGGCTGGACCATCCCTGACGAGGTGGCCGCGATCCACGGAATCACCACCGAGCATGCTCTGGCTGTCGGCGTGCCCGCCAAGCTGGCGATGCAGATGTTCCTGGAGTTGGCCATGGGCCGCACTCGCATCGGCCACAACGAGCAGTTCGACGCCCGCATGGTGCGCATTGCGCTTCTGCGCCATTTCAATGTAGAGATGGCCGACGAATGGAAGGCCGGAGATTCCGAGTGCACTCAGCGCCTGGCGACACCCGTCCTGAAACTGCCTCCCACCGCAAAGATGCGTGCCGCAGGCCGCAACCACTTTAAGAGCGCCAACCTGCGCGAGGCATACCAGCACTTCACCGGTAAGCCGCTGGAGAACGCCCACAGCGCAATGGCTGACGTGCAGGGTTGCATGGCGGTCTATTTCGCCATGCAAGACCTCCTGCAGCCGCAGATGCAGGCTGCCTGACCCATCCCCCAACCCTGAAAGAAAACTGAAATGAAACGCTATATCGGAACCAAGATCATCACCGCAGCGCCCATGAACCGCGCGGATTACAACACCTATCGCGGCTGGGAATTGCCGGCCAACGAGAACGGCGCAGACGAGGGCTACCTGGTCGAATACACCGATGGCGGCAAGGCCAATGACTCGCGCCATGCAGGCTACATCAGCTGGTCGCCAAAAGAGCAGTTCGAGGGCGCCTACCGCGAAACTGCCGGCCTGTCGTTCGGACTGGCTATTGAAGCGCTCAAGCTGGGTCAGAAGGTGGCTCGCGCTGGCTGGAACGGCAAGGGCATGTGGCTGGTCCTGGTGCCCGGTAGCCCGAACGTGACAACAACTGCCGGAAGCCCGTACCACAACGCTGGAGTGCTGACGACTGAAATCCTGCCGCACATAGATATGTGGACCACAAACGCGCACGGACGCCGAGCCATGCTGCCGGGCTGGCTCGCATCCCAGACCGACATGCTGGCCGAGGACTGGTCCATCGTCGATTGATTTTCGGGGTGAATGCGCCAGCCCTTGCGCCATGAATGCCGGAGATAAGTAGGGCACCGGCCACCCCACCACCAACATTCAAACCCAAATAAATCAACATGTTCGAACTCGAAAATTTTACAAAAGCCAAGCTGACCGAGGTCGCCGTACTTTCCCAGAAGAACCGTGAGCCGGACGCAAACCCCGGCTGCGCACTGTCATTCAGCATGGAGCTGAGCAACCACTTCCTTGCGCACTTTGACGGCTCGCTCAAGCACTTCCTGTATGCGAAATCCGCAGCCACCACCACACCGAAGCAAAAGGGCCTGGAGGGAGTCGATGAAATCTCCGATACGCCCAACCTCACCGTTGCCGGGTCGCGCATCGGAAAGTTCCATTGGGACCATGACCTGATGGGCTACGAACTTGCCATCGATCACGGGCTTGGCGGCGCGTCCAACTTGACTATCGGTGACGTGCAGTTGTCGTCGTTTCGTATCGACCCCAAGGAGGGTGGAACGATTGTCCTGACGTTCTTGGCGGAAAGCAACGATGTTCCCGAAGGCGTTTTCGGGAAGCTGGCCACGCTCAAGAACCGCGAAGTATCGATCCAGTTGGCACCGGCTGAAGCTGCGCAGAGCGACTTGGACAAATAACTATTTCGGGGGGAAAGCGGATGCTGTGCAGCACTACCCAGCGGGAAACTGCGGATGGACGCTAACAAGTCTGGATGCGCCGCTCAGACGCAGCGAGTACCCCACCAATTCACCCACCACCACTGAAAACATCATGAACGCAAAAACCATCATCGCAAGCATTTCCCTCGCCGCCCTGCCCGCTGTCGGCACTGACCTGGAGGGCGGCACCTTCGCCGGCGTGACCACGCGCCCGGACGGCACGCACTGCGCCGTTGTCCTGCTGCCTGGAACTGCTGAAGACCTGACCTGGGAGGCTGCCAAGGCCTGGGCACTGGAGCAAGGCGGAGAGCTGCCGACACGCCCCGTTGCTGCCATTCTGTTCGCCAACGTCAAGCCCGCGCTGTCGCCCGAATGGCACTGGACCGCCGATGAATACAGCGCTTCTATTGCCTGGGGTTGCGACTTCTACTACGGCTGCCAGGACTTCATCAACAAGGACGACGAGTTGTCTGCCGTTGCTGTCCGCATGATTCCCCTCACCGCTTAATCCTTCAATCCTTTTTTTCTGGAGCACCAGCAATGTCCGTAACCATTGAAGCCATCCGGGCGCGCCAAACTGAACTGGCGGCCATGATTCAAGCCTTCGCAGAACAGGCGACAGCCGTCACCCACATCGAAATCGAAGGAACCACCATCGAGCTGCAGCCGGGCGAACACTACGCCGGGGCTGTGCTGGATCAAGACGGCGACCATCTGCATCACCTTGTGCTGATGGCCGAGCGCCCCACCGACACCCTGAATTGGCAGGCCGCCATGGATTGGGCGCAGCGCATTGGCGGATCGATTCCGAGCCGTCAGGAACAAGCCCTGCTTTTCGCCAATTGCAATCCGCATCTGGAAGATGGATACCACTGGTCCAGCGAAACGCACGCGAATAACGCTTCTATTGCCTGGATTTGCAGCTTCGACTTCGGCGGCCAGGGCAGCGGCGACGAGGACAACGAGTTGTCTGCCGTTGCTGTGCGTCGCGTGTAAATGGCTTCGGAGTAAATCATGATCGAATGGCGTGATGTGGTTGGATTTCCAGGTTACAAGGTGAGTAACGCTGGCGACGTAAAAGGCCCGCTGAAGGTGCTGAATCAGCGCGCAGACCGCAAGGGCTATTTGTCGGTGAGCATGCGCCGCGATGGGGTGCTGCACAAGCGCACAGTCGCCCGCCTGGTCGCTGAAGCATTCCTGGGTCCACGCCCGGATGGTCAGCAGGTGCGCCACAAAAGCGGCATCAAGACGGATAACCGCTTTTCCAATCTGGAATACGGAACCCAGGCGGACAACGAGCATGACAAGCGACGTCACGGCACTGCACCAATTGGTGAAAACCACCCAGCAGCCAAGCTGACGGGGCAGCAGGTAATTGACATTCGCGCGCGTTGCATCCGATATGACCGCACGCATGGTGAGTCAGCCATTGCGCGCGAATATGGACTATCCCAATACACCATCGGGAAGATCGTGAGCCGCCAGCTCTGGAGTCACATCGCATGATCCACCTCACATTCGCCCAATACGAAGCCCTCAAGATCAAGGCGGGTCAGCGCTACGACTTATTGAAAGCCCTTTCCCGCATTGCAACTGACCCAAAAAAGCCGGGCGATCTGCGCGGGGCTCCAGCCATGCGCCAGTACGCCAGGGATGTTGTCGAACTTGCTAAGTCGGAGGTAGCTTGAAAGCCGCAGACCTTCACCAGTCTGGAAATTCGTACTTTGGCCTGCTGCGCCAGGCCAGCCACAGCCATGCCGATCGCGCCCTGGTGGCGAACCTGCTGCGCAAGCGCGGGCACGTCATCAGTGGCGACTTAACAAAAACATTCAGGAAGACCAAATGAAAGCAATCGACCTATTCTCAGGCGCTGGCGGCTTCAGTACCGGAGCCACCATGGCCGGCGTGCAAGTCGTCTGGGCTGCAAACCACTGGCCGGCCGCAGTCCAGGTGCATGCCAATAACCATCCCGCCACCCAGCATGTGTGTCAAGACCTGCAGCAGGCCGACTGGACGCAAGTCCCGGCTCACGGCCTGCTGCTGGCTTCACCAGCATGCCAAGGCCACAGCCGTGCACGCGGCAAGGAACGCGCGCACCACGATACCCAGCGCGCCACGGCGTGGGCAGTTGTAAGTGCAGCAGAGTGCCACCGGCCCGACGCCGTGCTGGTCGAGAATGTTCCGGAGTTTGCCCGCTGGACGCTGTACCCTGCATGGTGCACGGCAATGCACGCCCTGGGTTACGCGCTGGCGCCAATGATTCTGGACGCAGCAGACCATGGCGTGCCGCAGCACCGCAGACGGCTGTTCATCGTCGGCACACGCAGCAAGCACCCGGTCCAGCTGGATCTGCCGCGCCGCCAGCACGTCGGATCGGTGTCGTTCGTGGACTTCAATGCCGGACGGTGGTCTGCAGTGGACAAGCCGGGCCGCAGCCGGGCCACTGCCGGGCGTGTTGCAGCAGGACGCAAGGCGCACGGCGACCGCTTCCTGACTGCGTATTACGGCAGCGAAACGGGAGGCCGCAGTCTGGACCGGCCAGTGGGCACGATCACGACGCGCGACCGCTGGGCTGTCATTGACGGCGACCGCATGCGCATGCTGTCCGTGGATGAGTGCCGCAAGGCCATGGGCTTCCCGGACAGCTACCAGCTCCCGAGGCGCGCCAAGGACGCCATGCACATGCTAGGTAATGCCGTGGTGCCCATGGTGGCCTGCGACGTTATCAACGCACTGAGGGCTGCGGCATGAAGGCTCACGCCATCGGCACCGTGACCATGTTTGAAGGCGACTGTATGGATTTCATGCGCGACCTTCCAGACGATAGTTACGAATTGGCCATCGTAGACCCGCCCTATTTCGTCGGGCCGAACAAGTCCGGCTATTACGGCAAGGGCTTCAGCAGCCTTGGCGTCCAGCGCGCAAAACATTACGATACCCTGCCAGTCTGGGAAGTCCCCGGTACCGAGTACTTTTCGGAGCTTCGGCGCGTCTCCAAAAACCAGATCATTTGGGGCGCCAATCACTTCGCCAATCGATACGATTTCAGCGGCCCGGGCTGGATTGTTTGGGACAAGCTGAACGGCAAAAGCAGCTTTGCGGATGCCGAGCTCGCGTGGTCCTCCTTCGACAAAGCCTGCCGGGTATTCCGGTACGTCTGGAATGGCATGCACCAGGGCCAGCATGGCGGCAACAAAGCATTAAACGAGGTGCGAATCCACCCGACCCAGAAGCCGGTGGCGCTCTACGAATGGCTGCTGGCCAAGTACGCAAAGCCAGGCGACTGCATCCTGGATACCCACTTGGGCAGCGCAAGCAGCGCCGTGGCGGCCTTGAATATGGGTTTCGCCCTGGATGGCATGGAGCTGGACCCCGGCATGTACGCCGCAGCCTTAGAGCGCGTGGAAGCACACCACCAAGCTATGCGAGCAAACCCAAGCTTGCTGGGGGATGCAGCATGAACACCACCCACCGCACAGCATCCCGCGCCAAGCGCCACGACTTGCCAAAATTCTGGCTGCCAAAGATCGACGCAGCGCAGCAGCTCGATTGCAAGCTGACGCACTGGAACCTGTTCGACCTGATACGCACAGGATCGGCTGATTCCGACACCCTTTGGGACTGGATCGAGACCGGCTTCACCTACAGCCAAATGATTCGATTGTTTGCTGAAGACGGGACTGATTTCACCGACGAAGCAGTGAGTGCTCTTGCCGAGCAGATTGCGAGTTACCCGGACGTGATTGCCCGGTACCGGAACACTGGCCGCGTCGGATTCAATGGACAGCAGCTCAACATCGCCCGCGCCGCTGCGCACGTGATGGATGGCCTGATCGAAATGGACCGGCATGGCATAGCGGTCAAGGCTGCGCAATGGAGCGTCGATCAGATGGCTCGGATTCGGAGGTCGATGTGACCCCCTGGTACTCGGACGCAGAGATTGACGACCTTTGCGAAGGCCTGCAGAACAATGCGGCCAAGGTTCGCCACCTGCGCAGCCTGGGCCTGACCGTTACCCAGAAGCCCAACGGGAAACCCATCGTCATGCGCGAGCATGCCACGGCGGTGCTTGCCGGGCTAAAGGAGGTCCTGTCGGTGGACACCCATGTGCCGGCAGCCGTCACCAATCGCGCAGCGCTGATCGCTGCTTTTGGGCGCCCAAGAGCGGCGGCGTAATATGGAAACCATGGGACGCAAACGGAAAAATGCAGAATTGGACCTCCAGCCTCGGGTGTATGCCAAGCATGGAGCGTTCTACTACGTGCACCGCACTGGCAAATGGGAACGACTCGGTACCGACAAGGCCGAGGCGAACCAGCGCGCCCGCCTGTTCAATGATCCGGATGGCCAGTTTGGAACCCTGGTCTATTGGCTGGACATGTTCCTGGCGCATTGCAAGACCCGCGTGGATTCCGGCACGCTGGCCCAGCGCACCTATGACGACTATGAGGTGGCCATCACTGGCACCAAGGGCAAGAATCCCAGACCCGGGGCGCTGCGCCTATTCTTCGCGCCGCCCATGACTCCCACCCAGCTGACGCCCGATTCTGTCAACGATTTCCTGGTGACCAATGCCGAGCTTGGCCGCCCAGTCCCCGCGAACAGGGAAAAGGCAGCGCTGAGCAGCTGCATCAGCTGGCTGATCCGCACCGGCAAGGTGCCTGGCCTGAAGGTGAACCCCTGCCTGCGCGCCAGCGGCATCAAGCGCAACACCGAGACACGCCGGGACCGGTATGTCACCCACGACGAATACAGCGATGTCTGGGCCTTAGCGCACAATTCTGTTCGCCTGATGATGGAGCTCACCTACCGCACCCTGCAGCGCCCGGAGAGCGACATCATCAACTGGACGACCGAGGTCCTGCTGACGGAAGAAAATCAGCGCAAGCTGCACTTCCAACAGGGAAAAACCAAACGCTGGATGAAAATCGCTATTGCGCCCGAGCTGGATAGCCTGGTGCGGGCCAGCCTTGGGGATGTGCCCAAGCTTCGCCAGCCCCTGATCCGCACCGGTGACGGCACGGTCTACACCTATGACGGCCTGAGTTCCATGCTCAAACGCACAATCACCAAGGCAAACAAGGCGCGTATTGAAAAGGGTGTGCTGCCCATGCCACCCTTCGGCTTTCGGGATCTCAAAGGCAAGGGGGCTACGGACATGTGGCGCTCAGGCGTGGCAATCGAATTGATTCAGCACTTGTGCGGCCATGCCGACAAGGCAACCACAGAGATTTACGTCAAACAGCGCTGGAGCGAGACCGCAATTGCGAACGCTGTGGTGCTGTCCAAAATACAGTAGTCGCAGAGCTGCAGCCCACATGAATGCGTGGTCAGATTTTCATCCGTACGGGGAAAATATTAGACAGTCCGCATGCAGAAATTGAGGATTTACGCGGCGTTCCCAGTGGTTTTGGGTGCCGTCTGTTAATCCGTAGGTCCCTGGTTCGAGCCCAGGTCGAGGAGCCAATACAACCCGCAAGGGTGCTTGGAAGCCTGCTACTTAATCAGTAGCAGGCTTTTTCGTTTATTGGACGAATTGTTAGACGCTGTCCAAAATACAGTAGTTTCCCGATGTAAAAAAGCCCTCACTCCCGAAGGAATGAGGGCAAGGCCTGACCGTCGCTAAATCAGGCAGGAGACAACTGGAATTCAGGGCGCCCGGTCCGCCAGGATCACTGCCTGGCAGGCTCCGAGCTGCTGGACGATGGCGTCTGCTCGGTCGGCTTCGCTGAGAAGAAATTCAGCAGCTGGTCCCGAAAGTCCGGGTTCTGCTGCACCATCACGTCCGCTGGCGCTGGCGGCATCTTGGCCGGCTGAACCTCCACAGGATTGCTGGGCGCTGGCACCTGGGTCGCGCAAGCGCAAAGCACCAGAGCGAGCAGCGGCAATATCCTTTTGACGTTGAGTTTGAGCATCTTGCAGTTTCCTTTCGTAGTCAGTTGAAATGTCGGATTGGGTCTGGGCGTGCGCCTGTTCGCTGGCGCGCGCATCGGTCTCCATCTGGAGAATCTTGGCGTTGGCAGCCGCAAGCTCGACGTTGTCCTTGGCCTGCCATGCCACTCGCTCTGCGGAGTGCCCGGCACCGTTCTGCCAGTAGCCGACGCCTGCCAGACTGGCGATCCAGATGACCAGGGCGACGATGATTGCGTAGGGGTTCATGGTGATGGTTCCTTTGGTGGTGGATTGCGGTTGTCAAAATAGAACTTGGTACACGCGGCTTGGAGCAAGCTGTAGGGCCCCGTTACCGCGGCGATCACCAGCCCCACATCGGACCCCGTTTTGTCCGGATGGGCTGCTGCGTATGCCATAGCCCATTCAGTGACGCGCACAGTCCCCCAGAAAACACCGATGCTGAGAAGGTGCTTGTCGATCTCGCGGGAGTCGATCCAGTCCCAGAATCGGGTAAATTTCATGCCAGCACTGCCTTGGCCTGCTCGTAGAGCGCCAGCCGGTCCGCCTCGCCATTCAATCCGCCATTGATGCGCCGGGTGATGGTCTCAAACTCACGGGCATCGGCCAGTTCGTTGAGTCCGTGCGACTGCCAGAACCACATGGCGCTGCGTACCGCGTATTCCGGCTGGGCCAATTGATCAGGGTCTCCCACAAAGTCGGTGGCCAGCGCATCGCTAACCTTCTGGTAATTTGCCCGGCCGGTGATCTGTATCAGGCCCCGGCCTCGGTACCGGAATCCGTCACCTTCTTCGGTATTGCCAAGGTCGGCCCTCCCCTCGTAGCCATCCTGTGCGGCGTCCGGCCCCCACAGCTCGGTGAGCCAGTGCATGCCACCAGACTCATGGCCGACTTGCGCCAGGAACGCGGCCAGTCGGTCCGGCGTGTTGATGTCAAAGTCGGCGGAAGCGCACTCAATGATTGGCAGGAATTCGGTCGCGCGCGCCACTGTGGCGCCGGTTGCTTGGGCTAGTTGTTCGGGCGTCATTTTTGTGCTCCATGAGTTATCAGGTACCAGATGCTGGCGATTGATGTGGTCACGCCAGCTAGCCACGCAATGCCCTTGCCAAGCCAGTTGGACACTTTGAAAAAATTCTTACCCATGCGGACGATTTCCAGCACTTCATTTGTTGCCCTGTTGTTGTTGTCCAGGTCTTTGCGCAGGCCGTTCATTTCGGTAGAGCCTTCGGACAGACGCTTTTCAATGAGCTGGAAGCGGCCAATGGCATGCGCTTCAAATGGCGTGTTGGCATCCGGCGGCGTGCGGCGCTCCTGGCCGGCATAGGCTGAACTTGTATCGGTCATGCTTTACCTGTAAGTAGTTGAATTGCTGCCTGCGCCCTGGCAATGTCATTGGCGATGGCATCCTCGCAATGGGTCGCGCTGCACATAACGAAGTTGACCACCTTGGCTGGCCAGGTGGTGCCGGAGCGCGCCGCCAATCCAGCACGGCTGGAGATCGTCACGCCTATGGTGTCCTGGTAGAAAATGTCCTGGCACATGGCGTCGAAGCCGATGGCCAGGCTGTACAGGATGCCGGTCTGGACGATTGCGCCCAGGACGATCAGGGCGAGGAAGATCAGGACAAAGAGCTTCATGGTGCGAGGGTTCCTGCGAGTTGGAAAAGAGCGTGGACTTGATCTGTCGTTTGGCCCAGCGTGGTCGCCATGCTGACGATCAGCGGGTCAGTCTCGGTAAATATCAGCGCCTCGGACCAAGCCAACTGCGTCAGCAAGGGGCCAGCGTTCACGGCAGCGAGCGCCTGTGTGTATAGGTTTTGCTGCACCAGCGCGGCTTTGAACTGGTAGGGGGTGACGGACAGAGGTGCCGTTACCACTGCCGGAGCTTGCACCGCACAAGGCGTCATGGGCGCCGCCCATGCAGGCACAGAGCCATCAGGGGATTCGTACTGGTAATAGCCGCCGCCAGCGTCGGTGAATGCAAGTGTGGTCATCTGATCCTCGTCATCTGGAATTGAACAAAGTTGTTTGTATTGAGCGCCTGCGCGTCCGTATGGACTCGGATAACGTCGCCGGCATTCAGCGGCATAACTTGTGATGCTGTAGCTTGGTAGTTCACCAATGGCACAGATGCTGTGGCAACGGCTTCCAATGCATTTGTCAGAGCAAAAATATCAACGGTTGGCTGCGTTGTGTTGCGCGAAATCCCCAAGTGCATGCCAGCGGGGCCGGATGCAAATAACGTCATCGAATAGATGCCTGGGTTATTCACCGTGAAAGAACCGCCAAGCGTTGCGCTATCGGCATAGGTAATGTCGGGGCCCTGCGCATTTGCAACACTTGAAAAACGCGCAATCTTGGTGTTTGTAGACCCGTATCCGTTGGGAAAATACACCCGCACAATCGATGCCGTTGGAATGGATTGTGCGGCGTTCCCGCCGATGCCTTGCACCTGCGTCGGTGCAGTCGCCCATATTCCGGCTGTTGCCTGAGTGGAATTGATCAGACCAACCACGCGATACGGCAAGCTCGTCCGTGCAGTGTTCGAATAGAAGACGTTGTTCGCAGTCGCGCTGGAACTGATCGCCGTGGTGCTAATCAGGCCAGTTTCCGACAAATCATTGCCGCCAGCCAGATTCACCACGGCATATTCGATCGTGCCGCCATTGTTCATGGCAACGACAGCAATGCTCGATTGCTGCCCGCTCACTGATCCCAGCGTTGCGCCCGAAGGTATCGTCAGCGCAGCCGGAGCCCCGGTGATGGTGGTTGAGCCGCCAGCGCCCAGCGTGGCGCTGCGGAATGCAAGGTTGTATGTCGCGCTCGGAATCGTCAGCGCGTTGGACGCCAGTGTGGGCGTAGGCAGTGGTTGAATTTGAGCGCTGGAAACAAGGGCCCCTCCGCTCGCCAAGTCATAAGCCCTGCAAATCCAGTTCCCGCCGCCCAGCGATTCAAACTCCGCGCAGTCATTGGCCGCCGTGGTGATGTTTGCGCTGCCCGGCAAAATCATCGACGTCGCGTTGTAGGTCAGCGTCAGCGCTCCTGCAAAGCGCACATGGCGCACGACGCCGGCAGCAACTGTGTCGAAAGCCGTGATTGCAGTCGTGCCGGTGATCAGGATGTTCGCTGATGCCGCGCCGCCGATTGCAGTGGTGGCGGCAGAGGCCACGCTGATTTCTGCTGTCTGATTCAGGTCGCCCAAGGCAACTCCATTGGCGCGCGTGTATGAGACGACATTCCATCCGCTAAGTGCTTGGTTGGGGTACGCAATGCAGGTGTCACCCACCGCAGTCGTGATACTCGCGCCAGTTGGCAGATTAAGCGCAGCACTCTGCGTGAGAACCGTGATGCCGGTGAATCGCAGGAAACGCGGACCGTTGTAGTTGGTGCCAAAGGACGTGATTGCCGTGGTGCCGCTTATCTCCACCGCAACGCTTGTCTGACTGCCAATGTCTACCAGAGCGGCAGAGGCCATAGTAGTGGGCTCGCCTTGGCTGAAAAGTTGCAGAAAGGTAAGTGCGTCCCCTGCGGTGGCTGCATTCGCCATGCTCTGCATCTTCCAGCCGTTCATACTCAGATTTGCCAGTGGCTTGCCCTGACCGTCACGCGTCAGGCAGTTATTGAGCGCACTAGCAATGTCATTCGAATCGGTATCCATCCGAGATGGCGATATATCGAGGTTGTTTCCGGCGTCCGTCACCCAGCTGTATAGCCGACTAAAGACGCCACTTCCGTTCCATGGCATTGACTTGCTCCTTAAATAAAAAAGCCACCCGAAGGTGGCAATGTGTGAGTTGGTGGAAACTAAGGTTCGGCGCCAAAAACCGGCAGAGAGCGAAGGTAATTGGCGAGCGCGGAGGCGGGTGGATCGCTCAGCTTTGAGAGGTGGTCAGCGAGCGCGTCAGGATTTGTCAGCATGTCGATGTACCCCTGCTGCAGCCTGGCTCCCCCCAAATGTGATCCAGCAACGGTTGCACCGAGCAGCCCCCCTGCTCCTGCGGTTTCTGCACCCGGGAGGCCGGTAAGACTGCCTGCGACACCGCCCGCGCCAGTCAGTCCATACTTGACAAGCGGATTTTCAAAAAGACCGATGCGGCCGTTGATCGCATCTCCCACTTGGTTCGACAGATTTCCGTAATAGGCAGTCGGTGAGCCAGCGGACCCCATGCGCGAATTCGAAACGCTGACGTTTTGCAAGTCCTGATGCACATTGCCAAGCGCCTGGCGGAATTCCGGTGAAACCCCGTAATCCATTCCATCAATGGAGTTGATGGCTGATGTAATTTTTGGCAGCGTTAATTGTGCGTCCCCGCCAACAGTGCCGGAACCCGCCACAAGTTTGCCAGTATCGCCAGAAAGCAAGCTGTTAGCAGCCTCTGCAGTATTGATCGGTATGGAATTTTTGGCATATTGGGTAAGATAATCCCCATAGCCAGGATTCGAGGCTTCGATTGAACCAGTAATCGTATTCGCCAAAGGCGATAGACCCGCTGTCTGCTTGCTGCTGACGATTCCGCCGTTTGCATTTTGTCTAATGGTGCCGTTTAGATTCTGCCGAATTCCGTCCATTATGTCGGGATTCACAAGCCCTGTATCTGGGTCTGCGGCCTGCAAAATGTGCGACTTAACGTCCGCCAGAGAACTCTTTATTACCTTATCCGTTCCAAATGATCCGTTTGACAGGTTGTCAATATGCGCCAGAACGAGCGAAGGGTCAACAGGATTTGAGAATTGGCCTGGTGTATAGCGGCCCAATTCGTCGGTGGTGCCCATTGCCTGCTGCGCTGCAGTCCGGCGCGCATCGATGAGTGCTTGCAATTCCTGCGGTGTTTTGGTGAAGTTCTGCAGGTAATCCAGCCGCGCTGCGTTGTTTGATGCATCCAGTTGAGAGAATGTATTTGCACCACCAGCAGAATTACGGAACGCCTGATTGAGTTGCACCATTGGCGCATTGGCGCCCTTCAGCACTGGAGCAAGCGCCTGATCTGCCGTGTATTGAACCCCAGGAACCGGACTGGTTGCGCCGAGACGCAGCCCTGCTGCAAGCCTTTGCGGCCCGGACATATTTTTCAGCGCATCGGAGACTGCTGATGAAATTGCATCCGGGTCAGCATTGACGAAGTTCTGCGATGGTTGCCCAGTGATCGTTGCCAGGTCTGCAGGCTTTGCCTCCAGCGCGGCAGCAAGCAAAGACGCATAGGAAGGTGTGGTAGTTGCTGCCAGTTTTCCAACCGCATCTCCCGCAGCACCTGTCGGGTTAATTAGCGCATTGGCATACCGGGCGGCATTCGCAGCGCCGCCCGCCAATCTGCTTACGACAGGAGGCAAAACAACAGACGCGGCAGCACCTATTCCGGCATCGCTAGCGTCACCGGCAGAATTTCCACCGCCAATAATTGCGCCCTCCGTGCCACGCTTGATAGCGGTATTGACGGCGCCTTGAAATGGCAAATACTTGGTCATCGGGGCAGCCAAATCCGCCACCTTGCCGCCCAGGGCCGGTAGATTTGTTGGCAAAAGCCAAGGCACGATCTCACCGGCCACTGCACCAGCACCGGCAGAAACAGGACTATTTGCCACACGGGACTGGTAGTCCTTTTCGTTCTGAGTGAGCTGAGCCTGATCACTTGCCAGATCAGAATGGATTTTTTGATTTATTGGATTTTGCCGCTGTGGGTCAAAATAATCCCCGACTGCACCCAACCCCCTCTGAACTGCCAGCGCGGAACCGTCGAAAAACTTCGTCGCATGGTGAGCCAGCGCATCAGTAAACGGTGATGCACGCGTCAGGTCGTCGGCACCTTGATACAGGCTTTGCAAGAAGCCGCCCCCAGGGTGTGGCGCGCTTTGAGTGGCGGTCGACGCCGCAGGCGCACCTCCGTCCCGTGCGATGAGCGCATCCAGTGCCGAACCGCCGCCCCCTAGGTCCTTTGCAATAAGCTGATCGAGCGCGCTCATTTCAGCAACCCATTCTGTGCTGCCCACTCAAGCCGAGTGCGCATTTGTTGGTCTTTCGCCATGTTTGAAAGCATGGCGGCGCGCTGCGGCCCGGGCTGGGCGGTCAGTGCCGGGTACATTGCGGGCGTTACGTTTTGGTCAAACTGGTTGCTGGCGTTGGTGAATCCTGCTACATCCCCGCTGGCCACGTGTGGCGTCAGGATGTTTGCTTTCAATGCCTTGATGCCGATCTGGTTGGACAAATTCTGTAGTCCTGCGAGTTTCGCCGCTTGTGGGGCGTCATAGCCCGGGATGGCGCCATACACCATGGATCGTGCGGCGTCGGTACTCATGCCGCCCTGCGACGCAAGTTGCGCCACCACAAAATCGCGGCCTTTCTCGTACTCTGCTGCATCGCTGCTGAACAGTTTTGCAACTGCGGTGCCGTAAGGACCAGTGGCGATCGTAGGGTTTTGCCCAATCTGCTGCATACGAGCCAGCTCCTGCTGCATGGCCGGGGCCGCTTGACGCGCAGACGCCAGGTCGGAATAGGTTGACTTCATATAATCGGCCGCCGCAGTCTGCCCCTGTACTGCGCGCTCTACGGTGCCTGGAGCGGGGCCCGTCGACACGTTGCCAGGCTGCTGCGTTGGAGATTGGCTTCCGTTCATCTGCGGCTGACGGTTGAAATTCAGAACAGGGTTCTGAATTCCATTGCGCGCTGCGTCCCGTTGAATGATCTGCAATTGCGCCGGCGTTGGCTGCGATGTGCCAACGTTGAGCATTCCATTGCCGAAAGGCACTGCTTGTGGCCAAAGATCGGCCACGCGTCCTTGAGACGTGGTTCCATCTGGGTTAACGCGAGTCGCAATGGATTCGCCGGTGGTCGCCGCACTGTTTGCGCGGGCGATGCTGGAAGCTGCTGAAGAGTAGCCCGGAATTGGAGAGGCGCTTGTCGGGACCAAGCCGCCATTTGGATTTTCTCCGTATGCCACACCAATACCGTCTGACGTTTTCGGCACAGAGATAATTGGCTTGCCCGTGATGGGGTTCAGGAGCGTTTCGCCCTGCCCGGCCTTATTCGGAGCGATGAAATTGGACTTCGCAATGGCATCCTGAATGGCTGGCAGACGGGGATCGCCGGGCGGCAGGGATTGGGCCATGGTAATCAGGCGCGCCACGTCAGGCATGTTCTGGGTTTGCAAGTTGGAAATCGTGGCCGGCCCAATAAGCGGATCGCGCGAATTCTTCTGAGCGTCGGTTGGCGTCTTAGCGGCCAGCGCGGCCTTGAGGTATGCTTCCGGATCAAGCATATAGACCATGGCGCTGACACTTGGATCCATACCCGGGATAGACAGTCCACCACCTGCAACCGCGGGAGCTCCGGTCGTCTGACCACCCTGTGGTTGCAACATGGCGGCCATGCGTGCCGCATTTGCATTGGTCGGGCCGACGCCACCTTGATTGATCATTTGTCCATCTGCACCTGGAGCAGAAGGCTGTTGCATAGCCCCCTGCGCCATGGCTGCAGATGGTGCAATTCCTGCTGGATCGGCGCCATTTGCACCAGATCCACCACCAAACATTGTTTGCAACGCCTGCATGGTATTTTGGTTGCCCTGCGCTTGCAGTCCCGCCATGTTCCGATTCGCAGACTGTGCAGTCGTTGCGCCCAAGTAGCTTTGCAGCATCTTTGCCAGGCCCTGATAAGGAGAAATGGCGCCCTTGGTGTCGTACTGAATAGGCGAAGCGCCCTCTTGGGTGAGCATCTGCGCCATCTGCTGCTGGCGTTGCGCCTGCATGATGGAATAGATGTAATTCGGGTCTTGGCCATTGATGATGCCGCCGACGCCAGCTAGTCCGGCACCTTGAGTGGATGGGTTCGCCATGCTCTTTCTCCTTATTGATTCTGGTTGAGAAAAAACAACCCGCTACCCAGTGGGTTCTGTTGAGATTGGACCTGCGACATAGACGGTGCGGGCTGCATTGAATTCATTAATGCGGCGTTTGCGTTTGTTGGGCCGTTGTTGCCTTGGAGAGCGCCTTGCGCCAGGGCCACCGTTGCAGGATTGGTCAAATCTGGCTGGTTGTTCTGGTTCTGCTGGCTCATCAACAGACCCGCCATGTACGAGTTGGCCAGTGTCGACAATCCCTGTGCAGGCGACTGCGATCCAGACTGGGACGATCCTTGTTGCGGCGCCAACAACTGCTGCATCATCAATTGCTGCATCTGGGGTGAGAATTGGTTGTTCATAGTGTGACTAAGCCATTGCGTAGGCCATCATTGCCGCGCCACCCAGGCCAAAAAGGCCACTGGTAGTGTTGTTCGCGCTGGCCAGCTGCGACTGGTATGCGCTTTGGGCTGCGGCAGAAGTATTCGCCGCAGACTGCCCCGGGATGGTTGGCGTTGCTGCATTGGAGCCTCCCAATCCATAGATCCCCTGCGCCATTGAAATCGGCGCGCTGGCCATATTGAACATGTTGGTCATGCCCTGCGCGTTCGAAGCATTGTTCAGGGTCGTGTTTTCCGCTCCCTGGTTGAATAGCTGGTTTGCTCCGGCCAGCCCGCTTGCATACGAGCTGTTGAACGCGTTCTGATTGTTGTAATCCTGATTGTTATTGTTCAGGGTCATGGCGTTCGCGTACGCAGTTGGGTTGCTTTCCTGAGTAATTCCCTGCTGCGCCAGCGAGTCCTGCAGCTGCCCGGTCTGTTGCTGCTCCTGTGGCTGCAGATAGTTCATCTGCTCCTGGTAAGCAGCGCCCTGCTGCTGATTGAACGCATTGCTTAGGTCAGCAGTGCTCACGCCTGCGTTGTTCTGCAGGGGCGTGATGCCAGATGTATTCAGCCCGCTCGCGGCGTTTCCCTGGATCTGGCTCATGTACGAATCAAGACCAGATTGCAGGGGTGCGGCTAGGCTCTGATTCTGCGAGTAAATGGGAGACCCATCGGCGTTGTAGCCGGTGATCTGGTAAGAAGTAGACCCAGTGGGCCCGTTCTTATTGATCGCATTCGCCTCCAAATTGGAGGTGTTGGTCTGGATGTTTGCCTGATTCTGCTGCGCAGCAAGTGCTGACGGATCGGGCGCGGATGGAGCGGAGCCTTTTCCCATGGCTATCCTTTCAGGAACCGGCACTGGGCGCGGCTCATTGTGTAAATCAGAAGGTCGCCTTTCTCGGATGCGCCCGCAATGGACGCCTCCAAGACAAAGCCTAGGTGTTCAACAAATCGCCGGGACTTGCTGTTTTCCGAATCAACCGGGGCGATGACCTTGGCCACTCCCAGCTGATAAAACGGGTATCCGAAGAAAGCCCGCAGCGCGCGCGCCGTGAGCCAGTTACATGCACTTGATGCCACGTGCATGGAGATCGAGCGATGCCGGTAGTTGTCATAGACCACGCCCGCCACCAGCTGTCCATCGCTTTCAATGCCAATGGCGGTAGCGCTTTCCTTGTCGAAGGTGCACCCCAGGCGCGCGCAGACCCAGGCGCCGACAACTTGCGGCGCGTCCAGGACCACATGTTTCAAAGCGCACCGCCCGGAATAAACGCCACGTCGGTGGCTTGCCAAGTCACGGTCGCGCCATTGATCGCAATGGCGATTGCAGGAGAGCCTGCATAGCCGACGCCGCTCACAGACTGCCAGTTCTTATAGGTTTGCGAAATCGGTGACCAGGGCGAGCCCCAGGGCGAACCCCAAGGTGTGAATGCTCCCACTGAATATGCGACGGGTGCGCCTGGAGGTGTGATGCTGTAATCAACATTCACCTGGAATGATGGCTTTATCGGACCGTTTGCGGTCATGATCGGGCGCGCCATCGTGAACTGCTTGTTGGTGTGCGAGCCGAAGTAGCTTGCAGCCTGTACGCACACCGCATTGATGTTAGAGCCTGCATCGTTCTGGCCAGAATCGCACAAATAGACGCCAGTGCTTGACCCGTAGAACAACTGGTCGCCCATCAGTTCAAAGCAGGTCGCATTCCAGCCAGTGAATCGGCACCACGCGGTTGTGACTGTGTTTTGCACGTACTGGTACGATCCGATGGAGTTGGGAACGTTTATCAAAATCTTGTTCCCGATCGGATGCAGGATGCACTGCCAGCCTAGATTGGACGCATAGGTCTGCACATCGTTGTTGATCAGGTTCTGAATCTTGTCGCTGATCGCAATCGCATTTTCCTTGCGGTTCGTGAGTATTGCCCGAGATAGCGGAACAACGCCATCAGCAGTGATGATTGCAACATCTGACCCGATGCGCACCGATGGGCGCCATCCAATGGGACGCCCAATGCGAAATGTGCCCATCTGGTACCAGCTGCTGGCATAGGTCGGATCGTTGCCCTGATAGACGATTACCTCACCCTCGGAGGTGACGAAGCATGCCATCTCGGTCATGCCGGATGTGGTCTCAATGGTCCATGTGCACATTGCCACCAGGTAGCCGCCCAGTATCGACTGGCTGCTCAGGTCCAGGATATTGGCTGCGCCACCAACAGAGAGCAGCGGAAGATAGACCACCTGCATACTGTTTTTCAGGATGAAGTACAGGCGCCCCTGAAAATTATTCACGCTTGTGAAGTTGGCCGGCGTGGTGCCAGTGATTGCAATCGGCGTGCTGGTGGTGGTGACCGCCTGCCAGGTCGTGCCGTTGTAAATCTGCGGGCTGTCTTGACCGTTGACCATGAACAGGTACTGGCCGCCACCAGCGCCAAAATTGGTATACCTCCACCAATTGGAGGTCAAGCCGGTTACGGCGGCGGCACCCAGCGATCCGGAGGCGGTGACATCGTAGATATTGCCGCCTGCTGCGGCGAAAAGATGGCGCGCACCGGTTACCTGACTGAAGCAGGCCAGCGTGGAAACGGACAAGCCGGTGACCCATGCACTGGAGCCATTGCGCACGCCGACATAGCTGGGTGTCGGGAAGAAATTGTCCATTACCAGCGCATCGGTAGGCGGCATTTCCGCATAGGCATCCCGCGCGTTGAGACCGCCAATCGGAGCTGGGATGCTCTGTACAGTAGCAACCTGCTGGCGTGTTGGTTTTGCCATTACGTAGTTCCGAACCCGGTATCTGGAATCTGGCTGGAGGACAACAACTGCACATCAGGAGTGGAAATATCCAGGCGCAGCGCGCGCGCGCCGCCGTCGCGGCCGAGTTCGCGCTGCAGCGCTCGGGTATAGGTGTCGAATTCCTGTGTGTAGTCCAAGCCTTTGGCGCGCTTGTAGCGCCACTGCAAGCCCAAAATCATCAGATCATCTGGAAGCACATAGGTGTCTGTGTCGCCCGAGAATGCGTTTGTGGGGCTTGTGCTGGAACCGGCCGTAAGCGCAAAGCTGGTCGAGTAGTACTCATACACCAGCAGGTTTGAGTCGTACGGCACCGGATCCAGGTAGAACATGCCAGCCATGAGCCGGAAGCGCCGACGCGGACCGGTGGGAGACAAGCCGGACTTGAGCACCTGCCATTCCTGCGGGGTGAGTGGCCCGAATATTTGCCAGCGGTATCCGCGGTCCCACTGGGTGCCAGAAATCATGAAGTCGTAGTCAGCTGGCAGTGAGTACGCCTGTTGCCCAAACGCCAGATTGGTGTTGGTTGATGTGGCAGTTGCTGCGTTGCTGACCGTGATCAGGCTTCCTGATACTCCAGTGATGACGGTATTGTTCGCAAAACCAGTGGCGTTGCTGCCGCCACCAGTGCAGATCACCCAGCCCACCTGCGGTGCCTGCGTGGGAGGTGTGCCGATGGTGATTACATTGCTACCGCTGGTGTAGCTGCAATTCGGAATGATGCCGGTGGACTGCACGTTAAACGTGTATTCCTGGCGCAGCTCCTGCCAGCCGCCAAATGCATTGTTCGAGCGCGCGCACTCGCGGCCCTCACGATTTGCCAGTGCCAGCAACTGGATCGCATTCATATCGGATGCGCTCGCTACAGTGGACGGCGCAGCAATGCCGATTTCACCGCATGCCTGCGTCACCATCTGCAGGAGCGTCATCTTTGCCATGGTGCAATCCCCTTACGCGGCAGCCGGTGCGTAGAACTGATTGGCTCCGACAGAGCGGAAATTGGTCTGCTTGCCAGCGGCAATGCTGAACCCGACATTGGCACCTAAAGCGTTGATCTGTCCTCCCACCGGTGGGTATACCGTCAACGCGTTGGCGCCCTGGTTGGTCATGAACACGTCATCACCGGCAGCAAAGCTGGCGTTGGTCGACAGAATCACGCCCGCACCGGCAGCGCAACTGGTTACCACCACGTTGTCGCCGTAGACGGCAGCGGCAGTGCTCTGCGTGGTGCCAGCAGCGGTTACTCCGGTCTGCAAGTCGCCGGCAATCATTGATGCGGTCATTGCAGAAAGCCCAGCATTGACCATCTTGGAGAGACGATTACTCATTTGAAATTTCCTTTGCGCCAGCACGGAAGCCAGCTTTTGCGGGTTTGTTGGATGCGGCTTGCGCGGCCATCAATTCCGACATTTGCGCTTTAAGCGACTCCACATCGGTCTTGAGGTTTTCGTTTTCGCGTTGCAGTCGCAGCACTTCGGAGCCGTCGCCAGCATTGCGCAGCCAGGCCTGGGCCTTCTGTTGCATTTCACGGGCGCCCAGCCAGGTAAGGGCGTGGTCCGGCACGCTGGCCAGGGCTTCCACGGTGTGAATCTGCCGCTCTTTGAGCGACATTGCCTGCGACTTCGTGAGAGGTGGCCATTCGGTAATCGGAATGCCCGACTGCACCTGTTCAGATTGCGACTGGAACGCGGCCCAGGCTTGCGGCCAGCGCTGTGGATCGCTTGGGGTTTGATCGTCGCCCTTAATCTTCGCGGGCCGACGCACCTGCGTGGTGGAGTTGCCCGGAAACATGATGTGGATGTAGGGCACATCCTCAAACACCGGGTGGCCAGCTTCTTCCGATTTGAACGGGACCTCGACGGCCTCGTTGTAAAACTTCACGAAAAGGCCACGATCATCGCCGTGACTCACATGGAGCGAATTTCCGCTTTTATGAATCGTAGGGGTTGCGAGTTCCATTGTCTTCTTTCAGGTGGTTGAGGGATTCGGATCAGGTGCCAGTGGCAGGCGTGGCGGCGGGCGCTGCTTCTGCGGCAACCGGCGCAGCAACCGGCGTTTGTGGTGCTGAGCTGGTTGCAGCTTCGACCACAGGTTCAGCGGGCGCTTCAAAGTGCTCGGCCACTTCCTTAGCCCATACGTCTGGTTCAGGGTGGCGCATTGCTTTGGCAAATGCCAGCGCAATGGCTTCAATGTGTGCAAGTAATGTCATGGTGGTTTCTCCGTTGGAAATGAAGAGCGGGGCCGAAGCCCCGCGAGAAGGAAGCGGTTTCCCGCTTACGTGATTGCTCCCTGTGCCAGGGGGTAAGTGCCCCAGATCACAGCCATGTTGGCCGGCAGAGTGATTAGGCCATTGGTTCCAGAGCCGAAAGACGCTCCGGCCGCCGATGCGTACTGGGTACCGGTGCACTGTTTGGATGCCACTGCAGTCGGCTGTACGCCGCCGCCGGCTCCAGAGGTGCCCATGGCAGAAAAATACGTCTGATTGCCGATGGCGGGCGCACCGTTGGTGTAGGCGACCATTGCGCCAGCCACTTGGAACCATCCGTACTGACCGCCAAACGGGTTGGCAGGGTTGCTGATAGTGGTTTCTGCCAGCGGGTTGCTCAGCGCAACTCCCAGCGACAAGCCGCTGTTGGATGTGCCGGTCCACGGTGAAGCTTGCAAGATCAGATTGCCGAACGTGTCCTTGGCGTGCACGAACTGCACCACCTGGCCTGCGCCGATGCCGGGCACATAAGTGCCTTGCACGGTGCTGGAAGTGGTCGGAACATTGGGATTGGCAACGAGGTTGTTGGCCACGTTGGGATTGTTCGGGTTCCACCGCTGGTCCACGTATTTCAGCAGAGACACAGTGAAGGTGGTAGTGCTGGGCACGCTGGCCACTGTCCAGATGCCGTTGTAGCCGCTGGGAGTGAACCCCTGCATATCCACTACAGCACCAACCGACAGACCGTGTGCAGCACCGGTGGTGACGGTCGCCACGCCAGACGAAACAGACACGCTGGAGACGGACTGGGCCGCCATCGGAGCGACTTGGGCGAATGTGAAACCACCACCGCCGAACACAGGATCAACTGCGTCCACGAACACGGACGGGTAGCCATAGCGCCCCATCTTGCCTGCCATTGACCCAGCCAGCGCGAAGGGACCACCGCCAACGTTATCCACGGTGTAAAGATCAACGGCGCCAACGACGCCGTCTTGAATTGCATAAGCCATTTTGATTTCTCCTGAAATGAACAAGGGCCACCGAAGTGACCCATAGGGGTTTGAAGCGTGACCGCTGTTTAGGCCGTCAGCACGCCTTGCAAGAAGGCGTTGGACATGGTCAAGTTGCCTGCGAAGCCGATCAGCTTCACCATGGCATCCTGGTTCACGGCGAAGCGGTCATCTCCGATTGGGACGAAGTTGCGCGAGGCGGCCGGGCGGAAGTAGATGAAATCCGTGTTCAGGAAATACATGCTGGAAGTGGGCGCGCCGCCGCCATATCCCCCGTCAAGCACCACATCGGCCGACATGTATTTCAGTGCATCGAATCCGGCCATGGCCTTGTCGTCGCTCGCAATACGCTGGATAGCTTGCAGGCTTTCCAGGTAATAGCGATAGAAATTGTTGTCGGCCACGATCAGGTCGGGGCGATCAGCACCACGGACCATCTGAACCCACAGACGGTTCATGTACGACTGGATGTTGGCCGAGCTGACAGCGGCGCCGCCGTTATTCAGACCCGAGAACATCTGGTTGCGCCAGAACGACCAGGCCGAACGGTCAATGCCGCCGATCACGCCAGAGGTCGGGGCGCTGGATACCAGCAGCTGCAAACCGCCGATCTGACGGCCACCGTCTGCGGTACCGTCCGAATAGCAGTCCAGGGCGATGTTGTTCACCAGGGTGCGTTCGGCGTTACCGATGCGGCTTTCAAGCAGATCGATGATGCGTTCTTCGCCGGCGTTCTGGATTTGCTCCAGGCCACTGATGGAGATTGCGACGGCTGCTTGGGCGTAGTTGAACTCAGCCGCGGTGAAAACATCACTCGGCGTGATGTTGAGCATTTCGTAGCCGCTGTACCGCTTGAACGTGCCGTTCTCAGCGTATTCCATTTCTTGCACGATGGTGCGCCCGCCAGAGATGGGCTTGACCTTGCCTTTGCCCTTGAGGCGGCGCAGTAAGGCGTTGTTCTTCGAAACGTTGTCGGCAAGTTTGCCGGTTCGGTTGCGCAGCGTGGTGGTGACGATTTCCGTCATCGCTGCACTGGGGTTTACCAGGGGCATGATTTATTTCCTTTGAAATTGGGGTGTGGTGCTCACTCGCGCGACATGACTTCGCGGAAATTCGCCGCCAGCTCGGATCGCAGGTCGCGGTCTGCTGGGGCGATGGAGGCGGCAGACACAGCACCAGTCGGTGAACCGGTGAGCGTCGAGCCAGCCGCGCGGGCTCTTTGTGTTCGGGTCTGGGTGTCCGTGCGCCGCTGCAGATCGACTTGCTGCTGCAACAGCGGACGAATGTCCGGACGTGCCCAACACGCCATTTCGTAGGCTTCCTCAAACGTCTTTGCACGTCCATTGCCAAGGAGAGCAGCCATATCTGGCTTCACGTTGGCAAAGTAAATGTGCTTGGGGTCAGAGGCGAAGCGCTCATAGGCCGCTTGAACTTGGGCTGCTTGTGCCTGCTCGGACTGCTGGTCCCCTTGAGTAAACCGCTGCTGGAGTTGCGCCAATTGCTGCTGCAACTGGGCTACTTGCGGGTCAACTTGCTGGGCTTGCTGCGCACCTTGCAGGCTTTGAAAAACTCCGTTTGGATCGATGCCGAATTGACGAATCAAATCGGCCGTCGCCTGTACTTTTTGCTGCTGCGTCCCAGCGCGCAGCAGATATGCGGTCTGGAACAGTGACTGCGCCGCCTTCACCGGGTCGCTGCCTTCGGCACGAATCATCGGCAGATAGGGCGTCATTGCCTGTTCGAAAGTCTTGCCCAGGTTGCGGTGCTCGTCCTGCTTGGTAAATCCCTTGTGCACTTCGGACTCACGCCTGGCGATCTCGGCCTGAATCTCGGGGTCGAGCGCTGCGAACTTGGACTTGGCAACCGGTGACCATGAATCAGGCGGCTTGATGGCTGTAGCTGCTTGCGCGGCCTGGGCTGCGGCCCGTTGTTCTGGCGTCAGTGCAGTGGCAGCAGCGGCCTGAGCTGCTGCATCACCGGGCTTGTCAGTGGTGAGCGGGTTGGCGGCCTGGGCTGAGGCCGCGCCTGTCTCTGCTTGAGCGCTGGGGGCAGCTGTTGCTGGCATGGATGCCTGCGCAGCAGCGGCCTGTTGCTCTGATGCGGCAAAGCGCCCCTGCTCGTCGCGCGCACGCTCGGACACTTCTGCGAATGCGGAAGCAAGCGTGCTGCGCAGGTCATCGCTGGAGGTGTCGAGCGCGAGCTCGTCATCACTCTCGATTGCTGCGGGGTCAAGGACGGTCATTTATTGAAGCTCCAGAAATGCGAAAGGGCCTCACATGGAGGCCCTAACGGGTTGAAAAAATGGGGGAGTTAGACGGTGTACTTCGGCAGCACCTGCTTAGCGACCTCTGCCAAGTCGCCGCGCACATTGAAATCACCTTCTATCTTTCGCTTTGCAAGGCTTGGCATTTCGTTTCCCACCTCGACGAAGTTGTTGCGCCGCAAATAATCGCGGTGCTCACTACGGCTGGTAATGACTGGAGCCTTGCCGGTGGCCACATCCACACCCATGGCCTGGTACGGCGCGATGTCGGCCATGACGGCCGGTGCACACAGCTTGCGGCGCATGGTCATTGCGCAGCAGCTGGGTAGCTCGTGGTCGATCAGGGCGATGCTGCGGTAAATCTCCTTCTCGGAGCCGCAGCAGTCGCAGGTCATTACATAGAGTGGCATCAATCGCTCCCTTGGTCGGCTGATCTGGCTGCACTGATCTGGGCGGCGTCCAGTGTTGTTTGCGCTGCAATCTCGGCCACTTCAACCTTTGCCGCATTGTTCAAGTGGGCAATCAGCACGGCGATCTGTTGGTCCACCTGTTTGGCGTGCGCCTCGAACGCCATGCGCATCTGGTCGCTGTGGGCCTGCAGTCGCGCATCCTGGTCTGCGCGCTGCGCCTCGATCTGGTTTTGCTGGTTGGTCTGCTGGGCCTGTGCATGCTGCTTGAACTGCTCAATTTCCATGGTCTTTTGCGCCTTGAAACTCTCCAGCTGCATGGCGTTCTGCAGCTTGTGTCCGTCGGCTGCAATGTCTGCCTGCACTCGCTGCTGATTGACTTGAATATCAGCCTGGGCCTTTGCCTGCACCGCCTGCATTGCGCCCTGAGTCTTGACCTGTTCCGGATCCGGCTTGGGCGGCTGGCCGGCCTGCTTGGCGGCCTTTGCAACCAGCTTGTCCATGGCCTCTTGGAATGCGCTCTCAGTGGGTCGGCCAACTTTGTAGCTGCGCAGCACGAACATAAATGTTTCAGCAACCGCTGGCGCCATTTCTGGCACGCTCTGCATGGCCTGCTCTGCAGACTGCAGCAACTGACTCACGACCGTTGCGAACTCGCGCCGGGATTCCTGCTCTGCGCGCTCGTCCTGGGCGATGGTGGAATCGGTTTCAATGTCGATGCGGAAATTGCGCGCTGGCTTGTCCCGAAGTAGCCCGATTACATCTTCCCAGCTTGGTTGAGGAAGCAGCTTCATGGCTTCCGGGTCTGGTGGCTGCGGCGCAGGTCCCAACACCGTTGCAGGATTGAAAGGGGGCACCTGGGGTGCTGGTGGCTGCGGTGGCTGACCCGGTTGCTGTTGTTGCTGGGCCTGCTGGTGAGCCTGCATCTGGACAACAGCTTGCTGGTGCTGCTGCGTGAGCATCTGAGCGTGCTGCTGGTACTGCTGAATAGCCTGCATCTGCATGTGCAACTGCGCCTTTTCAGCATTGGTCAGCAGCTTGACGCCGGACAGCTGCTGGATCGTTTCCATAGAGAACTGACCACAGATGATCTCGGCTGCAATCTTGATGGCGTCACGCGCAAACACCTGCACTTCGCGCTGCATGTCCTTTAGGCGCACGCTGGCATAACTGGCCTTGATCTTCTGTGCGGCTGCGGTCTCCTCCGGGTCGCTTGCGCCGCGCAGCAGGTCGGACATGCCGCTGATTTCGTAAATGTCAGCCTTGACCTTGTCACGCGCTTCGTACAGCTTGAGCAGAATTTCTGCGACTGCGGACACGTCCAGCAGCTCTACAGCGCCCTTCAAGCCGCCCTTCTCTGCAAACGCAGCAAAAGAATCGACCGCCACCAGTTGGTTCTCCGAGCCGCCACTGAGCAGCTGGGCCAGGGCCGGTACCGAGCTGTCATAGACCCCCACCACCTTAAGCGCGCGGGTGAGCATCGCAATGCGGTGGCTCAGCCGGTCTAGCTCTTTGGCCTGGTCTTGCCACAGGATGTAATCAGCGGTAGGAATGATCGAACGGCTGCTGGTGGTGGCCTGCAGTGGTCTTGGGATCGGCCAGAATTTGTCAAGTCCGAGCGGATCGTCTTGCACCTCCAGCACCGTGGGGTGCGCCTTGTGCAGCCGAATCACACGCTTGGTGCGCTTGTCCCAGATTTCATAGACCTTGGCTTTGTTGAGCATGTCCTGGCCATCTGAGTCCTTGTCCAAGCCATCAGGCTTCTGGTCGAACGGCAGAGCGGCTGCGATCTCGGGCGTGAAGCGCTTTTTTACTTCCTCACGATCGAGATAGGCAATGCGCCAGATTCCGTCGCACTCTTCCCAAGTGCGCGCAATGCAATGACCAAAATCAGTCCACGGAACAAAATCAAACTTGACCTCTTCATACTCGACCTCTTCAATGTCCTCGGGCGCATCGCTGGAAATCTCGGTTTCCTGTCCTGCCGGGTCTTGCACGCGCGTTACTTGCGCCGGAGTTTGAATCTGCGCGCCGGCATCGTCGGATGCGGGGTCCTGGCCAGGCACCTTGCGAAAGTGAGGCAGGTAGCGCACCCACATGACGCCGCGTCCAGGCAAGAGCCGATCCAGAATGGATTGGCGTACCGTCTCTCCGAAGTCCTGCATTGCGAGCACATTGGTGCAGGCGCGTTCCAGCACGTCAGATGCAACGCGCCCGACTGGGTCAGCATCCTTAAATCGACGCTCCACCTCGGGGGTGGGGTCCTTGGAATACAGCGCTGGCTTGAGTGTCTGGATATTGGACCAAAAAATGTTGAATGTGGTGGTCTTTGCCTGCTCATCCTTCTTCTCTGCGGTGAAGCGCTGGATGATCAGCTTGCCGCGCTTATCGAATTGCTGCGCCTTGCGCTCGTAGCGATCAATTTCCAACACCCAGCGACGTTGCAGCGCAGCGTTGTCTAGGCGCGTCTGCGGCTGGTCGTCGCTGACCGCGCCCGGCTCCGGAATTGCGTCAAGTGCGTCGGTCATACCCAAACTGCGGTTCCCGCAGCGGTCGTCAGAACGATGGTGCAACCATTGGCGAATGCAACCGGAATATTGTTCCAGCCCGCGGCAATGGGCAGCGCCGTGACAATGACGGGTGCAGATGCGGTGGTGTTGTCGTAGATCGTGGCTGAACCGGCCGCTGATGCCAGGAAGCCAAGCAGGGCGCCCTCGCTGGACTTGACCGTGGCCGTGCTACCGGCCGTCATGGCCGTGTAGCTGCCGGTCTGAAGGTTTCCGATTGACATGTTAGAACCCATCGCTTTCTTGTATTGCCGGGGAGTTATTCCACGGCAGGTCGTTGAACCGCATTTCGTGCAAGAAGCGCGGCTTCGGTTTGTCTTCGATGGCAGGCTTTGCCATTTCCATCATCTGGCAGCCATAGCTGAACGCATCGCCGGGATGGCTTGCCCATTCATGCACTGGCTCACGGCTCATGGTCCGCGTGTCGGGGTCGTACTCGTAGCGCCAGCTCGACAGCGCGCTCATGCCGTCACCGCAGGCGGCCTCATCAAAAACACATTTTTCGATCACGCGCCGCGCAGCATTGATGCGGTCCACGATCTTGGTCTGAGGCACCATGCGCACGTGCTGCGTACCGAATCCAGACAAAAACCGCTCCAGTGGCGAATGCTTGGTGGCAAAGGTCTTGTTCTTCGCGTCATGGGGCAGCCACACCTGGCCCAACGTCATGCCACGCTCCGTCATGTATTCGGTGAGCTTTTCAATCCACTCGTCAGCATCCAGCCCCGACTGGCCCAAGTACCCCACCAAGCTGAATCCGTCTTTGTGCGGCTGCCAGAACCACCAACTGGCGGTATCACGAAACCCCAAGTCGGAACTGATGCAGACCGCAGCCCCGTTCGGATCGAATAGACCTTCCTCAATCACCCGTCCATCAGCGCGCGCCCGGCCCATCCATCGACCCAGCACCGCGCCCAGAATCGCAGCATCAAAGCTGCATCCGTATTCCTGGTCAAACATCGCCTGCCCCATATCGGGGCCATAAATGTCGATGTATTCCTTGAGCAGCGCCACCAGTGCGCTGGCTTCGAAAATCCCCGTGTCATTGGCGCTGAGCACCTGGGCAAAGCTGCCCTCTGTCTTGCGCGCCACCTCCAGCGACTTGTACGCGTGGTTCTTGCCGCGCGGCGTCGTGATGAACATCTGCCAACCGCCGTTTTCCGCAAGGATTGGCCGCAAATACCCGCGTGCTGCCGGATTCGACAGCGCCCACTCCGAGTAAACGATCCCGGCCGGTGTCGATCCCACCAGGCTGTTGAAGTTGTCCGATCCAACGACCTGCCACGTGCTCCCGTTAAGGAATTCGATTTGCATTTCGTTGTTGCGCGTGGACTTGCGCAGACCCAGCGGAAATGCCTCATCAATCCGCTTTTTGCCCGTGTGCGGGTTAACCGCATCCCAAATTGCCTTTCGCGCCTGACTGGCCTGCGGCAGCATGTGCCAGTACCCTGCGACACGCTGCATGGCCTTGCAAGCGGTCATGTGCAGGGCGATTTCGTCCTTGCCTGACCGGCGGTGCCAGACAAGCTCAGCATGTCGTCCACCAGCCTGCATGTACCTCCATGCAGGCAGTTGGTATCCCCGGGGCACCCAGCCGTTGGGGAGGTCAATCTCCATCAGATCAGAACTGCTTGATGTTGACGGTGATGCCACCCTTGTGCTCCATCTCGGCCTTGACCTCAAGCGGCAACACTTTGCCCAGTAGCGCCATGAACGCGGCTGGGTTGCGCCGCTTGGCCTGCTTGACCAAGTAGGCAACGCCGCCTGCATCACTGAGCGCTTCCAAGACCATTTTCTTGAGCTCAACGGTGGTTTTGTTGCGGCAGCCCTTGGGCCGCCCCGGTCCTGGCTTGAGTGCGGCGCCGGCGAGTTTTGGTTTCGGTTTTTGAGGTGTTGTAGCCATGGTGACTTCCCAAAGGGTGGAGTCGAAGGGTCCAACGCCCAGGCCAGGGCGCACGGTGCAATGCGCCCGGACCTGGGTTTGTCGCTGGAACTATCCGGTTTTGAATCCCGAGCCGGCACAGCCTGACCGGCACGTCAGAAACCGGCATGAAGGACCGGCGACGAGCACGACTGGTCAGGATTTAAGGGAACAGAAATGCAAAAACCCGCAGAGCGGGTCATGCGGGTTTAGTGGGTAGTGCTTGCTTTCACGTTTCGTACGGGCGCGCGAAAACAACCGGGGCCGATTTTGCATCAACTTGGAATTGCGTGTCAACAATCACGAAATCACACCAGCGTCCATCAATCGGCGCGCGAGCATGTTCCTCGCCTCCAGCAGCAGCAGTGCCAGTTCGTCCTTGTCGCGCGGCAGACTGGGTGAAAACCACACTGAACGCCCCGTATAGAGGTTGCGGGCATGGAACTGCAGGCACGTGTTCCAGGGCATTGGGGTGTTCGGAATGCGATCGACCGAGCGCTCCACCGCCTTCATGATCGAGTCTTCGGCGCGCTCATCGACTACGCCATTCTCGCGGTCCCAAAGGCCACTGCTGACGGCTTGGCGGCATGTTGCATCGGTGTTTGCGTGGCCTTTTACCAGGCTGTAGGCTGAGCGCCAAAGGTGCCAACGGCACAGCAAATCGTCCAGCGTGGCATCCAGCTTGACTTGGTTCGTCAGCATCATCACTTCGGGGTTTCTCCATGAAAATACGCCATCGGCTCAGGGCTGAGCCATGACGCCTTGACGGTGATCGGCAGGCCGAGCGGGTATGGTTCATCGGGATGGATCGGGCGCACCTGCACGACAAGGCCGGACTGGATGGCGATCACGCTGCGGTCACCCAGGCGGTAGCGGTGGCCCTGCTGGGCGTGGTGGGCGTGCTCGCTCAAGGTCGAACCCCGCAAATCCGGAATACGACCCCGCCGATGGTGATGGTCTGGCCCACCGCCACCAGTAGCGGCAGCTGGTGTGCGCCCTCGATGTGCAGCGTGCTGGTGCGCCAGTTCCCTCGGCCTTTGGGCTTGAGCGTCAGCATCACGCGGCCTCCAACAGACTGGCCTGCGGCTGTTCCACCGACAGCGCTGTGATCGTCACCACCATGCGTGCCTTGTGCTCATCGGGCTCCATGCGCTCGGACGTGATCCGGCGAACCCACTTGTCGTCATCGATCACGACGCCCTTGATCGCATCCAGCAGCACCTTGTGGCAGTTGTCCAGGTCAAGGCACTGCACGGTGTCATCCCAGCTCGGTCCGAACTTGCGCATGCGGGTGGCGTAGTCCAGCGGACGGTTCGGGTACAGCTTCACGTCGATGTGCACGCGCCCAGCAATCGGCCCGCGCACTCCAGCAGCCTTGGCCATCCATCCGACTTCGGCCTTGAATTCCTTGGCCTCCTTCGTCGGAACCATCATCATGCGTTGGCCGAGCTGAATTGGGCGCCAGTAGCGGTTTGCGGAAATCGGGTACGGGAGGATGAGCGTGATCATGCGTGCTGCTCCGAAAAATTGAAAACTTGGATGGGTTGCAAGCCGATGCGCACTGGGTTTGTGCCCGGCTCCGCTTGCCGGTCGAGCGACACCACGAACGCATGGGCGCGCGCCGCGGGGCCGTTTGGAATGGTCCCCTCACGGATGCCGCACAGCACCTCGCAGGGGCTTAGCGCGGTCTCATCGGGATCCGGACGGCGCAGGTCGTAGGTGTGGCTCATGCTGCTTTTCTCCCGAGCTGACCACGGATGGACTCGACGACACGGGCGCCGATGAAGCACTCCAGGCGCAGTGCCCAGGTGCTGTACGTGTCCATGCGCCCTCCCCGGCCCGGCTGAGGTTTCAGGTCTGCTGCCCAGTGCAGCGCAAGCGGCTCCAACCTGCGCCATGCTGCGGCAAACAGCGCATCGAGCGCGGACGGGCTGCTCGCGGTGCGCGAGTTGGTGAGCGCCTGGCGCGCGCCGTTGATTTCGTCGGTGACGCACTGCCAGTCGGTGAGCGTGTGCGTGATGCGCGGCCAGTCTTCAGGGTTGGTGCCGTAGTGGTACGCGCAGATGCCACCACCGGAGCCGGAGAAGATCGCGCCGCACATCGGGCAGCCGTTGACCAGGCACGGATAGCGCTTGGTAGGCACGTGCGCAAGTGCATCCGCAATCGATTCATTTTTTTCTGGTTTTTTAAAGCCGGTCACGATTCGTACTTCCCGTCAATGATTTTTTGGAAATTTGCCGCGTTACAGACCCACTCCAGGTCTGGTTTCCAGGTGCGCCCGTTGGACTCAAAACCGGCTGAAAGCCGTGTGTCATTGGCGATGTAGGCGAAGAAGCTGGCCCACCACGCGATGCCATCGGCTTCGGTCGTGTAGCCCTTGGGGCTGTAGTCGCTGGGCTTGGCTGCCTGCGCCCACCGCGCTCGCATCGACTGCCTTCGGCTGCCCTCCCATGCCCTGGGCTGCGTGAGGTGCGGCAGGTGCTCACGCCAAAGCGACAGCAGCTTGGCGTAAGGGCAGTCCGGAAGTCCGGGCTTCAGGGGTTCAGACCCGGAATCGGGACTGAGGTCGAATCCGGCGTCAGCCGATTCCGACACCGTAGCGACAGCTACGGAAGGTATTTCTTCAGGATTCAGGTATCCGGAATCAGGTATCGGAGAATCAGGATTCAGAGAATCAGGATTCAGGGGGTTGCGACCCCCTCTTAATGAAGCATCTTTCCTGGAGTCCTCTTGGAGTCCTCTTGGAATCTCGTGATCATCATCGCCGCAATACTCTTGGAAATTTGGTGGCTTGATGACACTGGGCTTCTCGGAATAGTGCGGCGTCTGATGATCCGAAAACTTGGAAATCTGGATGAAAGAACCGTCTTGATTGCGGTATCTTTCTATGAATCCAAATCTCTCAAGCTCTGCCAGAAGTGGCTCAACCTCGACCGAGTCGTAGGCGAAAAGCTCACCTTTGATGCGCTTTGGACGGTCTTCTAGGCGCCCTTCCCGGTCCGCCAGCGTCCACAGTCCAGCAAAGCACAGGCGTGCCCATGGTGAGCATTCGGCCAAGTCTTCGTTCTTAAAGAAGCCGGGTTTTATGTTGCGTGCGCGAGCCATTATTTTGACTCCAGGTCGTATGCGACAAAGGCTGCCGCGTGGACAGCAGCTTTGATGACGTCAATGTCAGGCTCGGATGCAGTCAGCTGATAGGAGCCGTCGTTGATGAACGGCATGCACGCAGCAAGCGCCATGAGAAGCCCATAAACAGATTCATGCTGGGCAGCTGCTTGTCGCAGGCCCTCAATAGTTTTGATGTGGTCTTGGGTCATGATTCATCCCGGCTGTTGTCCGGGTGTGTCGGATTGCGTCCGGCAACGCGACAGATGAAAGTCGCTTCATGCAACTTCGCATCGCTCCATGCACGCAGCACATCGCGCAAGACCTGGGTTCTGGTCTTGCCGGTGGCCTGGACGTACCCGTCCAGCACGGAGCATTCGTGCGCAGGGAGCTCAATCCGGATTTCGGTGGTGCGTTCGGTGGCCATCTACGCCACCTCGCTTGTGTTGGTGGCGGGAATCCCTCCCGAATTACGATGGAGGTCCATACAACCATCCACGAAAGGGATTCCCATGAACAAGTGCCCGCATTGCGAAGCAAATTTGACGGCAGTAAACATAGGCGTGATCAACGGCAACGTGAGGGGCCACCAACCGTATCGGTGCATCTCGTACACCTGCCCTCACTGCTCACGTGTGCTATCGGTGCAAATGGACCCGATTGCCCTGAAAACAGACATCCTGGATGGCGTGGAATCACTTCTGAAGAAGCATCTGAAGTAGCCAAGGGCTCGGAAGAATCCTTAGATCCGCAGAGTCCTCCCGCCGAATACGCACGGAGTCTCCACAGCTGCGCCATCTTTGCCGCTGCAGCGGGCTTGGGGTCTTGCCAGCGGTACATCTCAATCCCCCCGCTGGTCGGTGGGGAGGGAGTTATGCGCTGCGTCCGGAAGGTCGCCATAGATGGAATCGAAGGTGATCGTGTGACCGAGCGAGGCAGCGTACTCAATCAGGCGTTTGGCAGCGTCAGGGGGCACTGTCTGCCCTTTTTCGTAGTGCCCGACATTGCCCTGTGTGCAGCCCATGCCAGCCGCCATCACAGCCTGAGTCACGCCAAGACGCTCTCGAATGGATTTGATGTTGTTCATAGCGCAATACTAGCGGCACTAGGATTCAATGTCAATAGCGCAGGTAGTTGCAATCATGCATAGCGCCGCTATTGTCATGCCTATGGCAAAAGACGATCCAAAACGCGGGAAAGTGACGCCAGAGAACCGGGCCGAATCGGCAAAGTTGCGCGCTCTCTGGGATGCTCACAAGGCCAAGACTCGAATTTCCCAAGGCGCGTTTGGCGCGGAATACGACATCGGTGGTCAGTCCGCCGTTGGAAACATGCTCAACGCGGAGGCGGCAATCAGCCTCAAGGCGGCGCGCGGCTTCGCCAAAGGCCTGGGCTGCAAAATTGCTGACTTCAGCGAACGCCTGGCGGCGTTAGATACGGCGTGGCCATTTGAGTTGGTGGACCGGGATAGGTATGAAGCGCTAAGCCTGCACCTTCAGGCCAAAGCCCAAATACGAATGATGGATGAAATAGAAGCAATCGAGCGCGAAATAACAAAGCAG